TCGGTCGCACTTCAATCATGGGCAGGCCTTCGGCCAGCATCCGGGTCGAGAGTTGCGTGGCCTGGAACGGATCAAACGCCACGGCCTGCACCTCGAAGCGGGAGGCCATCTCCAAGAGGTCTGCCTCAATCCAGCCGAAATCGATCACGTTGCCAGGCGTCACGGTCAGGCGCCCAGTGCGCATCCAGCCCTCATACTGGCTATTGCCAGCGGCGCTCACTGCGTCCTCGGGCAGGTAGTACTTGCCAAACGCCACATAGGCGTCGGCAACTCCGGGATGCGGGAAGACCAGTACCAGCGCGGCGATGTCCGTCTTGCTGGCCAGATCCAACCCGATCCAGCAAGGCTGGCCAGCAAAGGCCTCGATGTCGAGGGTCGGATCGCCGCAGGCATCCCAAGCCCGCATGTCCATCCAGGCCGTGTCAGCGTTGACCCACTCGTTGAGGTGCTTGGTCTTGAAGTTGTTGACCGCGCTGGGCAACTGCATGGCCTTGGCCTGCAGGGGCACCAGGACTTCCGGTCGGACCGAAATACCCCAGTTGGGATTGGCCTTGATCAGCGCACTCTCGGAAGTCCAGTCGTCCCCGTCGTCCAAGCCGTAAATGATTCCGAACTGGGTGTCGTCTTGGAAAACGCCATCCAGCAACTTGGTCACAAAGGTCCGAACCTCGTAGCAGATGCCCGAGCGATTGCTACCCGCGGTGGTGATCACCCAGAGCAGCGAGTTGTCGCGCTTGCCGGTGCCCGTCTCGACCACGTCGTAGACGGTGCGCGTCTTGTGTGCATGAAGTTCGTCCACGCATCCGAAATGGATGTTCAGACCGTCCAGGGTCGAGCCTTCAGCCGAGAGGGCTTCAAACTTGGAGCCTGAGGCCAGCACATGCATGTTGTGCGCGCCAACCTCCACCGAAAACCTGCGCCGAAAGCCTGGGCTGCGCCTGGCCATGGTCTGCGCGTCGCCAAAGACGATCCGCGCCTGATCCCGTGTGGTGGCCAGCGAATACACCTCGGCACCGCCTTCACGGTCGGCAGCCAGCATGTAGAGGGCTACGGCCGACGACAGGGTCGACTTGGCATTGCCCCGGGGCACCTCGATGTACGAGCGCCGAAAGCGCCTCGTGCCATTGGGTTTGACCCATCCGAACACCGTGGTCAGGATGAAGGCCTGCCAGGGCTCCAGGTGAATCGGCTCGCCCGCCAGCGGCCCCTTCACATGGGGCAATCGCTCGATGAACGCGCACAGGTTGTCGGCTGGCTGGAAGCTCCTGCCGTCCTTGTCCGTGAGCTTCGGGTTGAAAAGGTACGGACTGGCTTTTCCTTTGAACTTGGCGAGGTCATCCAGTTGTCGCTGGCAAGCCTGATGCACCCAGCGGCAGGCCAGGATTTCTCCAGCCACCACCTGCTCGGCGTACCGTTTGGCGATCATGGCCGTTTGAGTTTGGGCAGTCATGTAAGCGTGGAGATTCCGGCCGTGTATTGACATCAGCTACACGTCCAGTTAGGATCCGTGTATCGGTTGTATATTCATTTGGAGATGCCATGCGTGACGCCGCCATCAATTTGCGAGCCCTGCCTCAACAGCGCGACCTGATCGACCAGGCCGCGCACCTGCTTGGGAAAAACCGGTCTGACTTCATGCTGGAAGCCGCGTGCGACAGGGCTCAGTCGGTGCTCCTTGACCAGGTGTTCTTCAGCCTGGATGACGCCAAGTTCCGGGAGTTCACGGCCATGCTGGATGCGCCGGTACAACCCAACCCAGGGCTTGGACGCTTGCTGGCGGTCAAGGCCCCCTGGAAAGTTGGCGCATGAACTTGCGTGCCCCGGAGTCGCTGTCACCGGATCACCAAGTCAGTTCATTCGCCTGCGGCGAATCCACGCTCGACGAGTGGCTCAAACGTCGCGCTCTGGGCAACCAGGCCAGTGGTGCCAGCCGCACGTTCGTAGTCACAAGCCCAGAGCGTGAGGTCCTGGGCTACTACGCTTTGGCTGCAGGAGCCGTCGCGCACCAAGACGCTACCCGGTCCATTCGTCAGAACATGCCCGACCCGGTTCCAGTGATGGTCCTGGCCCGGTTGGCTGTCGATGCTCGAGCGCAAGGAATGAAACTGGGGGCAGCCTTGCTTCAGGATGCGCTGCAGCGCTGTGTACTGGTATCGCAAAACACAGGTGTGCGAGCCATGCTTGTGCATGCACTCAACGACCGTGCCCGCCAGTTTTACGAGTACTACGGTTTTAAGGCATCGCCCGCACATCCCATTACACTGATGCTGCGGATCAATAAGTCATCAATCTGATATTCAGCCAGCGATTTCAGCCCAGGGATCGTTCTTGTCGACCGAATCCTGCGGCACCTGAACCCGCGAGCGCGATGCGGGGGTGAACCCCATCTCCGTCTCGTAGCCCTTCATCTCCTGGGCCAGATCCCGGATTACATCCATGAGCGGCGAGCGACGCAAGATGCCGCTTGGGGTTTTGATGATCATGCCGGCCACACCCGATCGATTGATTTTGCCCAACGCCTCACGGTAAAGCCCAGCGCAGTTGGCCCAGCGCTCCAACACGGATGCGTCAAGCGATGACAACAAACCCGGCGGTGCGTTCTCCACCGCGTAGATCCAGGCCTCCTTAGCGATATCGGACATGTACTCAGGTGGCTCACCCAACTGCCCGCCCGGGCGCGGCTCATGCGGGTTGGTTCGGCACTTCTGGAGCGTGCCCTTGATCTTCTTGACCGCCACAGGCAAAGGTTTACGGCCGGCCATGTGGCTCCAACTCTTGGGCTTGGACTACAAGCTGCGAAAGCTCGGATACGCTCCAGTGACCATGCCGGTCCGCCTGCCCAGCACCTTGCAGGGCTGCCGTGAGCGGTTGGCCTCCCTTCAAGACGAGATCGCCTCCATCCGGATCCAGATCGCCACGACCGACATCCGTCGCCAGACAGAAAAGAAGTCGCTCGATGCCACCTGGTTCCACCGGGCCAAGACGGCGCTGCGCCTGAAGCAGCAGGAGCTCTCGCAGTTGACCTCTCACATGGCAAAGCTCAACGCGGCAGAGCCTGGTGGTCACCGGGAGCGGTTCAAGGATGCGTTGATTGAGGTGCTGCGTGCCGACTGCGACGATGAACGCTGGCAGGCAGCGGTGACCCGGGCCCGGGAGCTTCACGCCAAGCAGGGGGTGCAGCATGGCTGAATTGCCCAGCATCACCAGCCCGACACGAGAGGCGATCTTCGCGGCCTACGAGGCCGACGCTGGGGATGGGTTTCGTGCACACCTTGGCGCGTCGCTGATCGGCAAGGAATGTGAGCGCGCCCTCTGGTTTGATTTCCGTTGGGTCACCCGGGCTCGGCATCCTGGCCGACTTCTGCGGCTCTTTGAAACCGGCCAGCTAGAAGAAGCCCGGCTAGTTCAGAACCTGCGCCGCACCGGCGCGACCGTCCTGGAAGTTGATCCGGACACGGGTCGCCAGTTTCGGGTCCAAGCCCATGGTGGCCACTTTGGGGGCTCGCTCGATGGCGTGGCCATCAACCTGCTCGAGGCACCGAAGACCTGGCATGTGCTGGAGTTCAAGACGCATTCGGTCAAGAGCTTCAACGACTTGATGGCCAGGAAGGTGCGCGAGAGCAAACCGCTGCACTTTGCCCAGATGCAGACGTACATGAGCCTCATGGGCTTGACTCGGGCGATGTACCTGGCCGTCTGCAAGGACACCGATGACGTTTACGTCGAGCGAGTCGAGGCAGATCCTGCTTTTGCGCAGGGGCTGTTGGCCAAGGCTGAGCGAGTCATCTTCTCTGCCACGCCACCACCGCGCATCAGCACTGATCCCGCCTGGTATCAGTGCCGCATGTGTGACCACGCACCGGTCTGCCACGCGGGTGCAACGGATGCTGCGACCCCCGAGATCAATTGCCGTACCTGCCTGCATGCGACACCCGTCGATGGTGGGTGGCACTGCGCGCGACACGACCGCCGCTTAACTGAAGCCGATCAGCGCGCTGCCTGCGCCATGCACCTATTTATTCCATCGCTGGTGCCGGGCCAGCAAGTCGACGCAGGCGAGGACTGGGTCGAGTACGAGTTCGCCAGTGGGAATCGCTGGCGCGACACCGGTATGAACAAGTATGCGAACACCTTTTAAGGAGCACGACGATGAGCCTGACCCTGCGTCCCTATCAGAGCGGTGCCATTCAAGGCATCTACAACTACTTCCATGTGGACACCGGCAACCCGCTGGTGGTGATCCCCACTGCTGGCGGCAAGTCCCTGGTGATGGCCACCTTTGTCGAAGGTGTGCTCAAGGCCTTCCCTGATCAGCGCATCCTGATCGTGACCCATGTGCGTGAGTTGATCGAGCAGAACTACACCGAGCTCAAGAAGCTCTGGCCGCAGGCCCCCGCAGGCATCTATTCGGCTGGACTCAAGCAGCGTGACATCCATGCCCGCATCCTCTTTGCCGGCATCCAGTCGATTCATAAGCGGGTCTATGACGTCCAGCAGTGTGATCTGGTTCTCATTGACGAGGCGCACCTGATTCCGCGGTCGAGCAACACCATGTACCGCCGCTTCCTGTCGGACCTGGCCCGTCTCAATCCCCAGATGAAGGTGATTGGCCTGACTGCTACGCCGTACCGGTTGGATTCCGGGCTCCTGCATGAGGGCGATGACGCCATCTTCACCGACATTGCTTATGAGGTTTCGGTTCGTGAGTTGATCGACCAGGGCTACCTGTCGCCGCTGATCTCCAAGCGCATGGCCACGCAGATTGACCTGACCGGTGTGGGCACTCGTGGCGGCGAGTTCATCGCCAAGGACCTGGAGGCTGCGGTCGACAAGGACTCGATTACACAGGCAGCCGTTGACGAAATCTTCTCCTACGGCAAGGACCGCAAAAGCTGGCTCATCTTCTGCGCCGGTGTGGAGCATGCGTACCATGTACGCGATGCGATTCGTGCGCGTGGCGTGAGCTGCGAGACCATCGTCGGGGACACACCCGGCGTACAGCGTGAGGCCATCATCAATGACTTCAAGGCTGGCAGGATTCAATGCCTGACCAACGCCAATGTGCTGACCACCGGCTTCAACGCCCCGGGCGTTGACCTCTTGGCCATGCTGCGCCCGACAAAGTCGGCAGGACTGTACGTCCAGATCGTGGGTCGCGGCTGTCGTTTGGCTCCTGGTAAGACCGATTGTCTGGTCTTGGACTTCGCCGGCAATATCGCCCGCCACGGACCCATCGATGCCGTCAAGCCCAAGCGCCCCAAGGGCGGTGAGGAAGGCGTGGCGCCGACGAAAGCCTGCCCCGAGTGCGACAGCATCGTGCACGCCTCGGTGCGCACCTGTCCTGATTGCGGGCATGTGTTCCCGCCGCCCGAACTCAAGATCGACGCCAAGGCCAGCAACCTGGACATTCTGACCTCCGGCAAGTCGGAGTGGGTGCCGGTCACCCGGGTTTCCTACGCCCGTCACGATAAGCCTGGCAAGCCGCCGTCACTGCGCGTGGACTACTGGAGCGGGCTCACGCACCACAGCGAATGGATCTGCATCGAGCACCAGGGCTATCCGCGGCAGAAGGCTGCCTCCTGGTGGGCTAACCGTGCCCAGGGCTTGCCGCTGCCTCGCCGGGTGGACGAGGCGATTGCCTGCGCAGCCAAGCTGCGCTGCCCTTCAGAGATTGCCGTTCGCCCCAGTGGACGCTACACCGAGATCGTAGGAGCCCGGTTTCCATGATGTGCGTGATCTGCCGCAGGGATGCCCGCGGCTATGGATTCGCACCTCGCTATATCCGTGAGGAAGCGCCAGACAGCAAGCAGTGCTCTCGGCGCTGCCAAAACATCACTGCAAGGTTGAAGGGAATGATCGATCCAAACAAACACGAAACCAATGCGCTGGCGGCTGCCGGCATGAGCGCAGGCGCCTATGTCGAAGAGATCGGCAAGACCGACCTTGCAAGCTGGACCGAGCAGGAGTGGGCGACGCTCATCGATGTGGCCGTCACCGCATTTCAAGACTTTCTTCGCCAGGCCTATGCCGATGACCCACCCTTTTGAGGAGTGCCATGACAAACAAGAATTACATGGCGCAGTTGGGCGCTACCCTGGTCGATCGCGGTTTTCCGATCCTGCCAATTCAACCCAACACCAAGAAGCCGGGCCTTTACAAGCTCGGCGCCTGGCACGAATACCCCAAGTGGAGCCGGCACTGCGAGCGTGACACCACCGACAACGAGGTCGACGTCTGGGGCAACTGGCCCGAAGCTGGCATCGGCATTGCTGCGGGCCGGGTAATCGGCATTGACATCGACATTCTCGATTGGCCCAGCATCGCGCTCGAGATGGAGGCGCTGGCCAAGCGGATGCTGGGCGATACACCCGCTGTGCGCATTGGCCATGCACCCAAGCGCCTGCTGGTCTACCGGGCCGTGCAGCCGTTTTCCGGCTTCAAGTACCCGCCCATTGAGGTGCTGGGGGTCGGCCAGCAGTTCATCGCCTATGGCATCCACCCGGATACCGGCAAGCCCTATGACTGGCCAGTGAGCACATTGGCTGACCTGAGTCCTGATGAGTTGCCCGGCATCACGGAGGCCCAGGCGCGCGAGTTTGCCAAGGAGGCGTACCGTTTGATTCCAGCCGAGTTGCGCCCCAAGACCCTGGGCGTCGGCTTACGTGCCCCGATGGAGTGCGCCAACCTGCCTGAGCAGCGCGGCACCTATGAGGCAGTCGAAGATGCCCTCAGGCACATCGTCAACGCCGATCTGGATTACGACAGTTGGGTCCGGATCGGGATGGCCATCAAAGGAGCGCTGGGCGATGAGGGCTGGCCATTGTTCGAGGCATGGTCCCAGAGCTCGAAGAAAAACGACACCAAAACGACCGCACGCAGTTGGCGCAGCTTCGCCCCCCAGCGCATAGGCGCCGGCACGATTTACAAGCTGGCGCTGGACAACGGGTGGGAGCCCGACGCCGAGATGCAGTTGAATGGCGAAATTGTCATGAACGGGCACCACCCGGCGCGTGAGTTGCTGCAGGCGCTGCAAGCCGCTGACCCGATTTCCATTGAGCCCCAGGAAATCTGCCTGCCGCCACCGAAGCCCATGCCTGTTGGCTGGGATCAGGTCGGGGGTGTGATTGCAGACATGATGGCCTTGATGGCCGCCACAGCCAAGCGCCCCCAGCCAGTGCTCGCCCTCGGTGCGAGCCTGTGTGCGATCGGGGCACTGATGGGGCGCAAGTACCGCACCGAGAGCAACATCCGTTCGAACCTCTATGTGGTTGGCATCGCCGAGAGTGGAGCCGGCAAAAACCACAGCCGTGTGGTGATCAACGAGCTGTTCCGCAAGGCCAACCTGCTGCAATACCTGGGCGGCAACAAGATCGCATCAGGCTCTGGCCTGTTGACAGCCATCCAGCGCCAGCCCGCGATCCTGTTCCAACTCGACGAGTTCGGAATGTTTCTCTCGGCAGCGGCCGACCGTAAGCGCTCGCCGCGCTACGTGTGCGAGATCCTGGACCTGATGACCGAGCTCTTCACCACCTCGGGCACCACCTACTTCGGGGTGGAGTACGCAAGCACCCAGCACAACAACGCCCATCGGGCCATTCACCAGCCGTGCGCTTGCATCTATGGGACCACGACCCCTTTGCACTTTTGGCAGGCGCTGCAGGCGTCCAACGTGGCAGACGGATCACTGGCCCGCTTTCTGATCATGGAAAGCGAGGATGATTTTCCGGACAGCAACGAGGCGTTTGGCGTCATCGACCCGCCCCAAGACCTGATTGACAGCCTGATCCTCATCCACCAAGGAGGCGGCAAGCTCAACGGCAATCTCACGGATGTGGGTGCCATCGATGAGGTGCTGGTGGATCCCCGCGTCGTCCCGATGACCCCGCAAGCCAGAGCTACCTTCCGCCAGCTTGACCAGGAGTTGGTCGAGCG